CGAATCTTTGCAATGGTGTCTGCTTCCTTGTTAGACTTACCAGACTTTTCTCCAAGTGCTTTCGCCCATACTCTCCACCACTTCTTCATATACCTAACAACTTTCTTTGTCGTTCAAAGTATCCATGAAGAATCCATGAACTGCTGTTCATCTTTTCAGTTCCACCAACAGCCCACTCAAACTTTACTCTATCATTATTTCCAAACCTATCAAGCTCTGGTGTATTACCTTTTGCACGGTCTCCACCATTACAAAAGACAACTGTTTGAGATATCTCAAGACATTTCTCAATCGCACCACAAGCAGAATCATCAACATCATCCCAAGACACAACGGCATCAACCATATTCAGATGACGGATGATATCTGCTCTTTCTGTCCAAGATTGAAAGTATTGTCCTTTCTTACGAGTCAACCAAGGGTCTCCATTCAGACCAACAACCAGATAGTTTGATAAGTCTTTTGCTCTTTCAAAGTATCGAATATGACCACTATGTATTGGATCGAATCCACCAGTGACAAGACTTACTTTTTCAAAGAACATTACTCAAATGTAGAATCAGGTTCAAGTGCGATGTAGTATTTTACATCAATATCTGTGTTAGTAAAACAAGATAGAAGTTTTGATGATACAACCACATTGTATGACCCAGGCAGGATCTTAATATTCTCTACCTTAAAGTTAAACACAAAGTCATTTATGGTTTCGCCAACGGTTACTGAGAAGTGATTGGATGTATCATTCTTCTTATCACGAACAACAATACTTATCGAACCATCCTTACCAATCACTGATAAATCAGGAACTTGATATACTGCAGCAGCCTTGATAAGCTTATCTAACTGTGTAGTGGATAATTGAAAACAGACATCCTCTGTAGGTAAAGTAATCTCTTTCTCTGGTGGACTTACAATTACGTTTGGATCTGCAAAGAAATATTTTGACCTTGCTTTGTCTTCACTAATGACAGTGTATCCATCATTCTTGAAATCTAACTCAGGTTTTTGATGCAAACTTAGTGCATTCAAGAACTGATTTAAATCATAGACACCAAAGTCTTTTGGTATGTCTTCTTCAATTGTAGCCTCTGCAAGAATGTTTTTCATCACAGAGATTGTTCTCAAAGAGTTACCTTTCTTGAATAATATAGATTGATTGATAGTTGAAAAGTTTTTCAACAACATCAACGTTTTGTCAGAAAGTCTCATTTTTTGTGGTCTAAGTTTCATGTCACTAATTTTGCTAATCACTGGATAGGTCTCATCCAAAGTTCCTTCCAGTGTTTCAGCAGCTAAACTATAGGCGTTTATCATAAAGGGAGTTTTACTCCCCTTATTATATCAGGCCTTTGGTGTCTCGTCAACAGGTGTAAACTCAACATCAGCATCTACTTTGTCGTACAACTCCATGAATGCCTGTTTGGTCTCATCATCAAAACGATTGACACAAACTTCAATTGATTTTGCTTTGTTCTTGAAGATTGCATATGCACGAATGATGTGAACAAGTCTACGAGTAGAGATAATCTCCTCAATACCACCATCATAGAAGGTCTTACGGATAATGTCACCCCAGTCAACAAGTCTCTGACAGAACTCATCATCTTTGATGTTAAGAGTTGCAGCAAGACCTTGAAGAATCTTGAACTCAGTCTTCACACTTGGGTATGCCTGTTCAAATGTGACAGGGAATCTCTCAAGGAATGCTTCGTTCAATACGTTAGTTCCGATGAATCTACCATCCTCAGATCCTTTACCCTTTGTGTTTGCAGTTGCAATCACATTGAATCCTGGCGCTGGTTTTACATATCTTCCGATCTTCTTGAGGAAGACTCCTTTTCCTTCGAGGATTGATTGAAGGCAAAGAATCTTGTTGGAAGCCAAGTCAATTTCGTCAAGCAATAGAATCGAGCCGCGCTCCAAGGCCTCGATGATCGGGCCATTATGCCAAACGGTTTGACCGTTGAGTAAACGGAATCCACCAATGAGGTCATCTTCATCTGTTTCAATAGTAATGTTTACACGAATAAGTTCTCTCTTGAGAGATGCACAGGCCTGTTCTACAGAAAATGTTTTACCATTTCCAGAGAGACCAGTGATAAAAGTAGGATAAAAAAGACGAGACTGAATAATCTTTTTAACGTCTTGAAAACTACCAAACTGGACGAAAGTATCATCTTTAGTAGGAATAAGGGATTGTTGTGTTGAAGGTAGTGCAGCAGGTGCTTCAAATGATCTTTCAATCTGAGCAACTTTCTTAGGTGTAACCTTAAGATTCCACTTACCACGAGTTACTTTGAACTCTTTCAAGTAACGAGTGATAGTGTAATACTTGTAACCATGAGATGCACAATATCCTTTGACATCAGCAGTAGTAATTTTTGATCCGTATAGATTTGTTAGGTCTGAGATCAATTCAGATTTTTTCACGATTGGTTGGAACATTGTTGTATCTTTGTCTATATATCAATTATAGACAAAAAAAGAGGACTTACAAGTCCCCTTGTGCAGCTTTGTCAACTGTCTTTTAAATGTGGTGCGGCTTCATATAAAGGTTTACCAGTTATTCGACTTTTAAAACCCATCTTATATCTTTGCCAAGCAAGAGTGTTTGCACTCTTGTCAGCGTTAGTCACAATCATAGTCATCACATCTTATTGATCATGTTATTTTTTTGTAGTGTTCTTTGTTGTAACTTTTTTCTCATATTGTTAACACCTTGAATCACTTTTTTAGCACCCATTATACCAGCACCTCCAAGAGCAGTAAGAGCAGTAATACCACCTAACTTATCCATTTCAACTATTTGTTGCAATTGTTCTTGAGATGCATTTGCCATTAACTTAAGAGCTTCTTTCTCTTCACAACCCTCATCAATCAACTTACCTTTTACTATATCAAATAAGTCAACACTCTCTTTTTTCATTTCTTCTTTTTTATCTTCTTTCTTGTCATCTTTCTTACCTTTTTTCATAAGGTAGTTCTTAAGACCTTCAGGCATTTTACCTTCATTAAGTTCTTCTTTTTCCCCATGTTCGATGACTTTACCATCAGCGTCCTTTTGGTGGTGTTCATAGATAGCTCTATATGCTTCCATCAAGGAACTAGGAGAAGGAGCAGATCCATACTGTGTTCTACCTAGATCTGCTTGTGTCTTCTCACCAGATGGTATCATACCACTGGAAATCATGTCTTTTGAAACTTTATGATCCATCTTTATTTTGAAATTTAGAACTATTTAGTCATGCAACCAGTTCTATAAACTCACTGAGTATCTTTTTGTTCATCTTCTTTCCCTTGAGACTCTTACCAAATGCACGTTTGATCTCTGCTTTGGTTGCATCCTCTTTGACTTCAAACTCATCATCACTTGCAAGTGCAGTTGTAGATAGTCCAAAGTAAGTATCATATGCAGATGTCTTGATTGAAACAGATCTGTTCTTCTTCCAACCTTTCATGATTTTGTTATACTCTTCATCTGTCCATCCATGATAGCGACGAATAAATGAACCAGCATCACGAGAACCTAGAAGACGAATACCGATAAAGTTTACAGTTGGAAATGTATCTTTAAGATTGTCAAGTAAAACTTCAGTAAATCCAAAAGTAGAATCCTTAACACGATATGTTTTACCAAGTTTACGGTCACGAAGAAATGTACCAGACCAGATAGCAGCTCTACCCATGTATGGTTCATCTTCCCACTGACGTTGAACCTCATGATGATAGGAAGGTGTGTAAGCTTCACCATCAGTAAGAACAACACATTGAACTTTCTCAACCTTATTGTCTTTTTTGAACTGAGGGATGATTTGATGTAAACACATCAAAGACTCATCTAATGGTGTGCCTGATAGACCCATACCGATAGGAACTTGGAATCTATCTCTATCATCCCAAGAAACATTAGAGTAACCAAATCGAGTAGCCATACGATAGATGTTTCTCATTTGATGATCTAGAGTTCTAACATTAACCTTCGATGTGAATAGATTCATAAGATTAAATGATTCTTCAATACAGACTAGATTATTCTTTGCTGTGTAACGTGATTCTTCTCTAGTATTATTAATGGGATGACAATTTGTAAAAGCATAAACATCAAATGGAATTTGAACCTTACGACAAAACCAGATAAGATTGTATAACTGTTTGATTGTATCTTTCATAATGTAAGACATTGAACCAGACCAATCAAGAATGAATACTAATCCATGATTCTTACCATCAGGTAGAACTGTAACTTTCTTGAAGATATCTTCACAGTATTGATATGTATGAAGTTTTGACATATCAAGCATTCCAGTTCTTGCAGTTGCAGCACGAGCATATGCAGATGCTGATTTCTTCATCTCAAACTCTTTGACAAGATAGTTGACTTCTTTTCTTGCAGATACTCTGAACTCATCAAATTCTCTATCAGCATTGAAGAAATCTGATGCTGTATTTTCACGCCACTCAAAATCAATATTCTTATGAATGAACCAGTTAGGAATGATAACTTTGTCAAGGTCTAAGTCATTTGGTTTCTCAACATAGAGTGTCTCACGACCAGCTTCATTTACTAAATCCTTGAGTGACTCTTCAAGATTCTCAACAGTTTCAGCCTTTGGTTCGTCACCAAGAGTAATACCACCTTTTGAATATGCTTGGTCATCATAATCTAAACCATCATCCTCATCATCCCACTCATCTTCATTTTCAACATCAGACTTTTCTGAATCTCCTTCAGTGCCTTGAGTTGTAGTCTGATACTCTTTCTCATTGTCACCATCACCATCTTCCATCTCAACCTTTGCCTTCATCTCTTCAATCTTCTCTTGTTCTTTTTTCTTCTCCTCTAATTCTTCTTTTGCATACTCCCAGATAACTTTTGAATACTCAAGAACATCTTCAAAAGATTCTGCTGACTTGATCATACTTACAAAAGTTTTTTCTTCTTCGTTGAAATCAATATCAATAAAGTTACCAACCTTGAAGTATAGATTTAGTCTGTCAGCGATACCCATTTCATTCACATCAATATCACTCAACTTGAAGAAGTCCATACCCTGTAGTTCCTTGTATCCAGTAAAGAATGTCTTTGGAAGACCAGCATACTTACGTTTCATCAACTTCTCAATACGAGCATCTTCAACTATGTTTACAAATGATGGTGGTATCTCTGGATATCTATCTAACCAATCTTCGCATGGAGTGAACAGTGCATGACCAACTTCATGTGCAACTAACATATCATACACTTCGCTTGATGCCTTCTCCCATAGTGGAAGAACTAAAACTCTTGTCTCGACATTGAAACTTGCAGTCTCGACTTGTTTGTGTTCTACAATCAAATCTTCTGTAGCGAGTAACTTTGCAAGTTGTGATTTAATTTCTTGTTGGATGGACATCTAAACCTCTCGTATATGTCCTTATTATAATTCCTCAGCACAAAATAGAAACAGTGATTGTGCCACTAATTTAATCGTCTACACCTGTTGCATAGTCTAATGCTCTCTTTGCAGTTCGCATCAAACGAACTCTACGCATATCATGAGTATTAGGTAATGTCAAAGAAAATCCTAAGAGTTCTCCATCAGGATAATCTGGAAATCCTACTGGTTGAATGAAGAATATGCCTGCGTGTGCAACACACTTCCAACCAATATCAACAAAACCTAAATCTCTTAACGCACATTCTAACTTAAGTGAGTGACATGCCTCCTCTAGTATCATGCGGATTACCGTACTTTGATTTTATTTATGTCATACGACTAAATCCTTTGACCTTTTCAAACTGTATTAGGTCTTCAAATCTATCATGTAGAGATTGCTTGTGAGATATTACAAATACATTTGCATCCTTAATTACATATTTTACTATCTTTAAAAATTCTTCTGTGCCAAATCCATCAAGCGAACTATCAAATACTTCATCCATGATGAGTAGGTTTGTATTCACTGAGTTTTTAAATCTAGCAACCTCCCTCCATGTGAAGAGAAGTGCTAGATCGATTCTCATTTTTTCACCTTCACTGAAGGATGAATATGAGAAGTCCTCATGAATCGGAGATTGAATAGTTTCATTGAACTCTTCATCAAGTTTGAAATTAATATAGAAGTCCATCATCCTGAGATACTTATTAACCTGTTGGTTGATAAGTGGTAGATACTTTTTGATGATCTTGGACTTTACGCCACCATCCTTGAGAAGTGAATAGGCAAAGTCATGATGTAGTATTTCTTGTTTCTTCTCTCCTAAAGAGTCATAAGTTTTTTTTAGTTTTTGGTCAAATTCAGTTAGTTTCTCATGTTCAGAATTTCTGTTTTCAAGTTGATTGGTAATAGTTTGAATTTCTGATTCAAGTTCTCTGATTTGTTTTTGAAAGCCAGAGATCTTAACGTTGTTTTGAGAAATTTCATTCGTAAGTTTTGTTGATTCCTTAGTGAGTTGGATAAATTGACGTTCCCTTTCTTCTTCATTTGTTATTGCTTTTTCTAGTTCTTGATAACCAGATTGTAGTTCTTTAGCTTTCTGTTGGGCCTCGTCAAGTTTATTTAGCCTTAACTCTTCACCAATATTCTGTGTACAAGTAGGACATACCGTATTTTTTGAAAAGAATTTATGTTCTTTCTTTACAGTTGATGCCTTGTTTGATATCTTTCCTTTTAGATTTCCTAACTCTTTAAGTTTTTTACTAGAACCTATAAATTTTTCTTGTTCTTTAATTAAATCTTCAACAGTCCCCTCTATAGCTAAATTTGCTATCGTGCAACCCTCTGATTCAGTTGATAATGAATCTATCTTTTTTTTCTTAGATTTAATTCTATCTTTGCCTCTCTTCTCAATCTCCTCCATAAAGTTCTGTTGCATCTCTAATTTTTCTTTGAGAGATGTTTTTTTTAACTCTAGAGTTCTAACTGCATCTCTCTTATCTCTTATCTTATCTCGAATAATATTATTCATCGCTGAGAATATTTTAATATCTAATAAATCTTCTATCACCTCTCTTCGATTTGAACCTGATAATTGCATGAATGGAACAAATGTACTACTACCTAATATGACGATTTGTGTAAAAGACTTGTAATTCATCTTCACAACATTTTGTTCTAGCCATTTCTGTTGGTCATTGGCAGCAGAAGATTGATTCATCATCTGTCCATTACGATGAATCTCAAATATATTTGGTTTGATACCTCTACGAATAAACCAATCAGTTGACCCAATTTCAAAATCAAGTTCAACTAAACAGTCTTTTTCATTTGTAGCATTTACAAGTTGAGATTTATTAATCTTACGAAATGGTTTATTGAATAGAACAAAAGTAAGTGCATCCAACATAGTGGATTTACCAGCACCATTTGTACCAATAATAACTGTATTCGATTTTTTATTTAAGTCAATCTCAGTCCACTGATTACCAGTAGACAGCAAGTTACGCCATTTTATCTTTTTGAAACAAATCATTCTTTGGGGGAACCACGATATCGTCTGGTCTAATTATATTATACATGTAATCATGCATTTCGCAAGCTCTCATTGCAACATAGTCATCTATCTCTATCACACTCATCTCTGGATAATCATCTTCAATAGATATCAAATCAGCATATCTATCTGCATCATCCTCTTCTTCAAACATTAAAAGAACTCTATCTCCATCATCATTTTCAATAGAGAAAGCTCCATCTTCTTCAAATCCTTTAACCGCTAAGATAAACATTACTCAACCTCACAGGCCTCCTTATAAACGTCTTGAAGTATGTTTGTAATCACAGATTTATCTAAATCAACTTCAGACTCCTGTATATATCTATTTAATAAAGATATTGTATCTTCGGATTCATCAGCCTCAAACTCCTCTCCCTCTGTAAAATCAAAGTTCTCAACAATCTTTAACTCCGCCAGATTTGAAGAATATAATTTATCAATATACTTTTCAAATTTTTTAGGATCAGACTTCTTACGAACAATTACCTTAAGTATTTTTTGATCATACTTCGTAATATCCAACATCTGATGTGGTGTATCTTCATAATACAGATTATAAAAAAGTCGATATGGATTATTGACTGGCGTATGAACTAAAGTATCTGTATCAAACAAATGAAATCCACGGTTATAATCATTGACATCGTTCCAATACAATTGATATGGATTACCAAGATAGAATATATTATTTCTATTTGATCTCATGTGATAGTGACCAGAATAGACTTTCTCAAACTTATCAAAGATGTTTGAATCCATACCATTTTCCATAAAATGTCCACGAGTTGCCATGAAACCATTCAACTCAAGATGACCCATCACACATGGAGAATCACTTTCTTCTATTAACTCAAATGTTTTATCTTGATTCTCAGCATTAATCCAAGGCACAAATAAAAATTTTGTCTTATCAATTCTAACTTCTTCAGTTTCTGGATATATTTTTACATTGTCATACTCTCTCAAGAAAAGTCCAACACCTGTCAAATCATTTGTATTTTTGTAATATGCAGTATGATTACCTATAATTGTATGAACAGTGATTCCTAATTCTGCTAATCTATCATAATAATGATTCTTTGCCCATTCTAAAGATACAAAATCAACACCCTTGCGGCTGTCAAATGTATCACCCATGTCAACAATAGTCGTGATGCCTTCTTTAATTAAAGTAGGAAAGAATATATCTTCGTAAAATTTTAAAAAGTAATCATGAAATAATTTTGAGTTTTTTCTTGCACCAAAATGTTGGTCTGTAATAATAGCAATCTTCACTGATAATTCATCCTTGTTTGCACTGAGTCTTTAATTTGATTATAATCAGAACTGGTGCCTGTCATATCACCATCAACAGTAAACACTTCTTCATAACCAGATCTTTCAATAATTTTAGTTTTTATTTCTAACTGTTTCTTTTCTTTTTGAATTCTTCTTAAAAAAGCGTAATGTATAATTTGTGTAAAATATGCAAAAGGATTCTTAGATTTTTCTGGATTAAAATTATTAATATACTGAACACAGTTTTCAATGCCATCACAAACCATATCATCTTTAAACATATAGTTTACAAAGTTAGGTTTAAAAGATAAATGAGTTGCAATCTTAAGAAAACACTCCCCAAGATAATTTGTGATACGAGGTTTTGCTTCACCTCTCTCTGCAGCTAAGGCAACCTTTTCTTTGTATTCCACAATAGCGGCGAGGAACTCTTTATTATTTACATAATGTTCCGATCTTTTTCTTGCCATGAAGTGTTTTGATAGTGTTCATTCATAACATTATTATACACTATAATCCAACGCTTGACAAGAGTGTGAAATATGTGTACAATAACCTTGTAGAGGTTCAGAAGACAAGCTATAGCTACTAAGAGTTCTTAAAGATATTCTCCAAAGATTTTCTTGCATCTTTAACATTAGATATATAACCCATCTCCTTGGTCATCTTTGGTTTCGGTTTCTTTAATAATTCTTCAGTCTTGTAATAAGCATTT